GATCGTGTTTGTTAGCCGGTTCTGCGCACTTCTACTGTGCCCACCATGCGGATGCTGACCTGGGTGGTTGTGGTCAGAATCGTTGTTGTGGGTATGAGGGCCGTCACCACCATGGATGCCATCATCGGCATCCCCGTCTCCGTGAGCGGCGTGGTCGTGAGTGTGAGTGCCAGTCATAGGCAGATGCCGTGCCTGGTGCTCTCCGACATAGGGAACGGTCGCCGCGTCCGTCGCTGGCTGGGTACGGAACGCAGCACCCAGGTTCCAGCGGTCATCGACCCGGTGGTCTGTCGTGTGCCGCGTCTGGCTACTTGGAATGAACCTGTCGGCTAGGCCACTGTCAATGGCCTCCTGGCTGTCATACCAGGTTTCAGCCTTCATGATCTCACGCCAGTACCCAAGCGGCTTCCCAGTGTGATCCGCATAGACACTTGCAATAAGGCTGCTCGCCTTGTCGAGCACCTCAGCCTGGTCACGGAAGTCCTGAGCGCTCCCGATGGCCATTGCATAGCCATCATGGACCATCATCTGGGCCGTCCGGGCAATCAGGATGGGATTGCCAGCCATGGCGATAACAGATGCAATCGACGCAGCAATGCCGTCAATCATCACCGTCACGTCATTCCTCGACATCAGGGTGTTGTAAATGGCGATGCCCTCATGCACCTCGCCACCCGGACTGTTCAGGTGCAGCTCAATCGGCCCGTTCACATCCGCGAGATCGCGAATTAGGTCCTTGGCGCTGACGCCAAAATACCCAATCTCATCGTAGATGTGAAGCTGAGTTGGCCCATTGATCTGGTTCTTAATCCGGTACCACGTATTATTTCCGCCCTGGTGTAGAGCCCACTGCCTCTGTACTGTGCGCCATGGAGTGCGGCTCATGCGTCTACCTCCCTCTTGTGTCCATTACCATTTCGCTTAGCATCCTGGAATGCCTCCCGGACAATCTCTCCTACATCCAGCGTCACCATGTCCTGGGCATGTCCGGCCGGTAGCGCTGCCGGGTTCGGCGGGTCAGAATCTGGCTTACCAGTAGCTGGGCGCTTCGCCGGGGGCGGGTTCCCAGTCACCTGAGGAGGCCCCAGGAACCGCATGGCCGGCAGGCCAACCATCTTAAGGACGTCATCTGGCTCCCAGCCAGCCTCAACCAGAAGCTGGGCTGCCTTGCTCTTAGCAGTCAGCTCGTCATTAACCTGGTCACTACTCGTCGGGAATGGATCGTCAAAGTCAAACTCAACGCCCTTCCCGGTCTCCCCGAACATATCAAGGTACCGGCTGTTCAGTACGTTCCGCTGCCTCCGGAGTCTTGGCACCTCGTGCCATGACACGTGGACTTCCTCAGCCGTCTGTGCATTAGCCCGGTTGACGTCATCCGAGTTGCCCAGCATAGCCTGGTGAATCCGGTAGGCCTGCCTGATCATGTCGCTGGTGATCTTCCGAAGGTCCGCAAACTGCATGTCGCGAAGTGTGTAGGTGTTCGGAATCCACTCAGCACCCTGCTCAAGAACGCCGACCCGGTGCCCTCGGGCAACGCCCTGGTGCTGCTCTCGCCAGCGCTCAGTAAACTCATTAAACTCGTCATCGCTCAGGCGCTTGTTGAATACGACAATTCCGCCCGGCTGAGCCGAGTTGAGGAAGAAGTTCCTTGACCATTCAGCGGAGTACTTCGCAGAGTCAATGTCAACCAGGATGCTCTGACAGGCGGACAGGCCCCGGTACGGGTCAGACGGGTGCGGGTAGCGTAGCTGGATAACCTCATCATGGAGCAGCGGCACAGCCTCGCCGTTAGGCCCTGTGTACACCCATCCAACAAGGAAGTTGTCCCTGTCTGGTACAGGCTCCATCCGGTCGGGACGGACCGGCCACATCTCAATAGGCACGCCCTTGCCGGACGGCCCCCGGTTCATTACCCAGTACCACTCACCGGCCAGCTCCATGTGCTGCCAGCCAACCTCACGGAAGTCCGCCCCGGTCATGAACGGGTTTGGCTGGTTCCACAAGCTTAGCGCAGCATGCCGGAGAACTTCCTGCCTCTGGTCGCTGCCCTTGTCTGTCTGGGCATACCGGACCCGGCCGTCCTTGTTCTCCCGGAACATCTTCCAGCCACCCTGGCTCTGACTACCAGTCGAGAGCAGCTGAATGATTGCATACAGAGTGCCCTGCATCCCGCTCGCCTGGAGCTGGGTGAAGCGGTCCTGCATACCAGAGCCGTACAAGCCGCCCTGGTTGTTCCACCTGCTGCTGAACGGGATCGGCCTTTGTGGCTGCTTGCTAAGATTGATGATCTTGCGTATAAGGCTCTTGTTAGCCACCCTCAGTAACAGGAGTGGCCTGCCTCTGCTCTTGCTCTTTGGCTATCCTAGCGCCAGTAAGAAGTCGCGCCACCTGGCTGTCAGGAACACGCTGCCAATTCTGTCGATATGGCCGGTTCTCAAGATCATACTTCTGGGCAGCCTTAACCAGATCCTCAATCTTCACGAGCTGCTCCTGGTCCTGCGCGCGAGGTTCCGGCCCCGGAACTTCCTCTTGAGCACAAGCCTATTGCACAGCCGGCACTGGAATGAGCAAGCTGTCCCAAGGTTCCTGTTGCTGGCCTCCTGGGCCCAATGACGGTGCCTAGCCAGGATGCACATAAAGTACTCCATAACCATAACAGTCCAGCCCTACTAGCATGAATGGAAACCCATCCAGTGTCCTTATCGCCCGGAGTAACCGGAAAGGCAACGTAACTGCCAGGAACCGTAAAGTCACAGACAAAGCCAGGCTCAGCGCCACATTCCCCGCACCGGTCAAAGATGACCTCATCAAAAGTCGCAATGTCCTCGGTCTCCATAAATCGCTCACCGCAAAGCTCAGGATTAGGGTGAGAAAGCCACTTACAAGGAGGCCGGAAAAGGTCGAATGGTAGAAGGATGCTGCGGAGAAAAGCCCAAATGAGGCCCAAGTATAGGCGTGATCAACGAAGTTACTGACTGCAGGCCGGGATCGGGCCAGAATGGTCCCTAGAACAGCCTGCATCGCAATTTCGAGCATTTTTGCCGCTCTTGCGCGTGCACGGCCTGCATCCTGGAGCCAGTACTCGGTCGGGGCCGTCATACGGCACCTGACAGCATCCAGGCGGAAAATCCGCCAAATCCCCATGCCCATGCCGTTGCACTGAAGATGTCAGCGCCCGCCGTCGTGATTGCCGCGAGGAAGAAGCATACGGCCCCTACCACAAGCAAGATCCTGCTCACAGTAACCCTCGTTGCCTGTCTATTGTTCGGAGTAGTCATGACCCCTCCTTGTTTGTCAAGGTTAGGATGTACCTCTGAACGTTCATAAGCATATCTAGGCCAAGGACCATCCCCGGCCCCTCAGGAACCTCTTCGGCAATCTGTAGGGCTGTAGTGGCAAAGGCAACTGCAATGTTTCGCCAGCTCCCCTCCGGAAGATGGCCATAGCCAAACGAGCTAAGAGCCTCCTCAGAATCACTGCCCTTGGGCCGCCCGTTCGTGTTCTCCATATACGTCCATCCGTGAGTGCAGCCTGGCCCATGAACCCTTATCCCTATATTGCTTACAAAGCAAGTCTCGACAGGCTCATGAAGCCATGGCGCCGTACAATGCCCAGGATCACGAGAGCACTCAATTAGGTGCGCCTTAACAAGCTGTCCCTGGAGGCTCATGCTATAAAGCTCCTAAAGATCACCCGGATGCCAAAGTCCTTGTACGCAACCATATACCGCATCGCGTCGCATCCGTGGTCATTCTCCTTGGCTGGCTGTTCCTTTGTCTTCTTGTCATCCCAGACATACCCAGGAATCTCGTCAATGGTGCTAGCGGGCTTGCCAGCATCAATAAGCTCCGGGTCCGGGGCAGCATTAGCATTCCTCAGGAAGTACAGCCGTGGCCTATTGTCCTTCTGGAGGCGCATCATCTTCTGGGTGGCGTCAATGCCCTCAAGGACGCTCTTGTGGGCTGGCTCAGTCCCCATCCCCAGCTCACGCTCAAGGACGGCCCGCCCCTCAGCATCATGGTCACAGATCAGTGCACGGGGCCGTGGCTCGGTCCAGGCACCCCGGCTGTCCAGCACACAGGTCAGGATCTTGCGTGCATGCTGGTCAACGGTCTTCTGGGTCCGGTACAGCTCCCGGTACAGGTACAGCCGCCCATCCGGGTCCTCAGCCCAGCACTGGAGCACGAACGGGTTCGTAAACCCAAAGTCAACAGCCCAGTACCTCGGCCACGCCATAGGCACGCCGCTTGGGTCAACATGAGTTGCCGTTGTCTCAATTTCGTCAATAATGTGGACGGTCGGGCTGAACTCCTCAAAGATGACGCCCTCGGCCGCAACCCACTTGCCCAGACGCAGCCGCTTGTGCCGAACCCCAGTCAGGTTGTCAAGCTTGCCGATGTAGTCGGCACCCCGCGCTGTCTTCGTGCCATCCCTGTTAAACAGCATCGGGTTGTCCTCATGCGTGGTGTCAAACATCTTCGTTGCACCACGGTCACACCGCTTCTTGAGCCAGTGGTCTGGGGCCTGTGGGTTACAGTCACCCATCAGCTGCTGAAAGCTCACCTTCCAGTTCCTCAGCCGGGTGGTCAGGCTCTCCCAGTCATTCTCGGCAAGCTCGGTCGCTTCCTGGACATAGATCACGTCATACTCAGCGGACATGATCTTGCTTACCTTGTCCAGCCCACCGATCGCAACAACGCTGCCATTCTTGTAGCGGTAGCTCGGCGGCTCCTGGGCGCTGCCTCCATAGTAGGTTACGTCGCCAGCATCAATGGCCTCCTTGGCCACAAAGTGCCTCCACGTCACCAGCGCCGTGCTGCTCAGGGAGGTAGCCGCCTTGCGGGCAATCAGGCCACGCATGCCAGGGTTGAGCAGGCACATGACATGGAGCTTCTCCATACACGCCCTGCTCTTCCCCGTCCCTGCAGGTCCAGACAACAGGAGCTCAGGCTCACGGCAGGACAGGATTGCCTTACAGCTACCGCGCGGGGTGTAGTGGTGCCTAACCCGTTCTGGCTCCCGGCTCCTGGCCTGCGTGGTGGTCATGCCGGTGGCATCCCAACTTCATTTTCCCAGGTAACGCCATGCCTCCGAGTAAACTCATCAAACTCATTCGGCGTAACGTCTCGCCAGACGGTGCCCTCGGCAATGTCCACAGAATCAGGTGCAGTAATCACCTCAGGTGGGCCATGCCTCTTTGCCTCCCAGTCAGCCCGTACCCTGGCAAGTTCCTCGGGTGTCAGCAGGTCATTGCTGCGGTCAACAATGTTTCCTGGAACGTCATCACCCATTCGGACATACTGGAGCCATGGGTGCTCATGCGCGAGTGTCTCAAGGACCCTCGTGCGCACATCCGCCAGTAGGCCCTCCTTGTGCATTGCCGAGTCAACAGCAACGGCAACCGAGCCGGTCAGGGGCAAACGCATTGCAGGAGGCAGGCGCTTCTCTTCTGGCTGCTCCCACTTAGCGCACCGGGGGCAGCGGCGCGGCACATAATGCTCGGCCCAGTAGGCCTGGCACGCATGGCACACCATCATGCTTGCGCCCTCGGTCTCGCACATGAGCAGGAAGCTGAAATGCCCGGTACATCCAGGAAGTCTTGCCTGACACTGTTCTGTACTGGCCTGGCTCGGGAGAAACGTGTTCCTGTTCATAGCTGGGTCACCATCGCAGCAAGCAGTACGCCAGCCATCATGGCGGCAAAAGCAACGGTCACGATTGTCGCTGTCGCTGTCAGATTCATGGTGCCGCCGGGGTGTTCGGGGTTGCGTACACGCCAAGGGCACTAGCCACAGCCACGACGTACGGAAGCCATCCGCCTGCGGAGCCTCCCGTGTTCTTCTCAACAAGCACGGTAATCAGTAGCCCAGCAATTGCCGCAAAGGCTTTTGAGTACTTGCCCAGGTTCAGTGGAGCTTTTGGTGGCTGTTCCGGAATCTGTGGGAGTGGGTTGTCTGCTGGCATGTCGCGTCCTTCAGGGGTGGCAGGGTAGGCGGTCATCTTCATGTCATGTCGCCTTGTTCGTCAGAGTCAATAACATACTGGACTCCGAGGCCCTGGCGGGCCGGTGGCGCTGTCCGCTGTGGGTAGGCCCCAAGCTCATCAGCCGCCTGCCGGTACAGGTCCAGCCTAGCCCGGTACAGGTCGCGATGGGCGCGGCTCCATCCAAGCCCCTGCTCACGCCACTCATTCAGCTGGGCGTCAATGTCATCAATGGCCTGCTGGTACTCCGCGAGCCGGTTCTGCTTCCTGGAGATCCACATACCGGCCGTCGTAATGTCCAGGGTGCCCTCAAGGGCATGGGCAACTTCCTGGATCTCTTCCTGGTGGCGCTCCTGGAACACCCTCACCTGGATCGCCGTCAGCCCGTACAATGGCGCGAGGCTGGTGGGTTCCCATTCACCCATAGCAAGATCCCTGATAAGGGCGAGCTTCTGACGTCCCCGGATGTCTACTGGTAGTCTTGTCGGGAGGGTAGCGGGCACGTCCGTGGATGGCACTGCCCTGAGCGGCACTTTCCGCCCTGGGCCTCTGCTCTTTCCATCGGTCATGCCCGCCACCTGCTCCCTGCGGGCAACTATACCCTACTCCGGGGCCGTGCGCTAGTCCCCGGCTGGTGGCTTAGTACTGCGCCTACGCGCGGGCGCGGGCGTGCCCGCGCGAGGCTGTGCCTTCCTGGGTGCACGGACACGCTTCGGGGGTGGGGGCGGGGGTGGTGGGCTGGGCATAGTCCTGGGGACTGGTAGTGCCAGCTGCCCAAAGCCCAGGAGGGCCTGGCAGGGACAGGCCCGGCAGATGCACCTGCCCTTTGGCCTCTTGTTCTCGGGCTTGTCGCGTTCTTCCTCGGA